ACCACCACTAGACTGTTGTTGTGATGTAGAAACTTGACCTTGAGGTGAGCCATAAGCAGCACCAAGGTATGCAGAAAGTTTTTGATATGGTAAGTTTTGTTCGTAGTTATAACGGTCAATATCTGACTGTAATGCTGTTTGTTGATAACCCTCAGCAGTTTTACCTACGTTAGCTAATTGTTGAATATCTGCATAGTCAGCAGCAGCCATTTGAGGAGCATTGACAGCAGCTTGGTTTTGTAAACCACGTTCTGTAGCATAGTTTTGATATGCAAGTTCTCCTGCTTTTCCTGCCAATGTATCAGCAAATGTTTTATTAGCACGACTTGTTAAATCTGCCATAGCACCAGAACCATAACGACCAGCTAATGATGATGTGCCAAATGCGCCTTTAATTGCATCATTGTATGCAGTAGTAGCTGTAGAAACTGCAGGTCTCATTGCTGCTTCAAAATATGGGTTAGGTGCTAAATATGCACCACTAACAGTACCCAATTGTTGAGTTCTAGCTGCTGAAGATAATGGGCTACCTGCTGTAGCTCTTGCTTGAGCTGCTTTTAATGCTTCTGTTGTTTGAGCAGATGGACCAACATAAGTTGAACCAGGAAAGTAAGAAGGACCAGGAGTTCCGTATAATGTTTTAGCTTCTTGTAAACCATATTCTACAAACGGTCTTACTGTTGGGTCTAATTCAGAAGAAGTTTTAGAAGTAGTTGTACCTCCACCACCTGACCCACCACCACCATAAAATGTAAATGATTGTACTAATTCTTGTACCCAATTGTGTAACTTAAACATATCTAGTTCCTTAAAGTGTATATTCCCATGTTTGAGGTTTAAAACCCATTAGTCTTGCTCTACGTTCCCATCCTTTTCGTTGTGAATTGAATGTAACTTTAGACTTACCGCCTTGTTTTGCTATTGCTTGAATTTCTTGCCATGCTTGTTGAAAGAGTGTATTGTCATTAATAGTAGACCAAGAAGCCCATACATGAAGCGTATCTCCTAATGGTTGAAGTACTACAAAACCTACTGCTTTGTTATCTATGATGCCTACAAATAACATAGACCTATTTTCGTAACAGTCACAATATACATCTTCAACTATCCAAGATGTGTGACCTTTTGCTCTTACTAACTCAAGACCATGTTTAACATAGTCCCAATGTTCTCTTAACTTATCTTTAGGTATATAGTGTAATATCATGCAACTATTATATCACGCTACAATTAGATACCTGTATGTCTTGTCTGTTAATGTGTTAGCTGGATGAGTGATAACTGCACTACCTTTAGTGGTAGAACTTATATATACACCACCAAATAAACCACTAGAATAACCACCATCTGATACATATTGCATAGTAGCAATAACACTAGGTGTTGTTGGTCTAGTAGGTGATGTTTGTGCTGCTTGAGCTTTAATAGTAACGTCTGTACTAGATGCTCTCCACATAATCTGCACATAGTTTGTAGCAGCTAATGAAACAAAAAAGTTCATAGATGCAATAATATGATATGGGTTACTAGCATCTTTTCTAGGTGCTAAACCAAATATGCTATTAGACTTTGGAACATCCGTACCATTTACTCTAAACCATACATCTACATCTTCTGTAGAGTTGGCTAAATTAGATAATTGAAAGCTAAACTGAAGGTTATATAGTCCAGCATAAGTAGCTCTTAATTGTGATGTGCTTTGTAATACAATACCATTTTCATAGTCTACAGTATTAAATGTAATAGGATATGCTGTAGTCGTACTTGCTGCTGACTGTGTTGTGCTATCTTGCCATGCACCATAAGGAAATTCAGCATACGTTGTACTAGCAGCAGTAGCTGTAGTTGGCATTAGTAATACTACAGAGTTAAAACCTATACGTTCATCACTAATGGTTGTAGTAGTAGCACCACTACCAGCTAAAGTAATTTCACCTGTGTTGTTAGACTTGCCTTCAACAAGGTTGTTTACTATTTCTGATACTTCACGAGGTGTGCCACCTTGCCAATTTAACTTACGATACATGTCCCTAGACATTATCTACCGCCACTTGGTGTGTAGTCTACATCTACAGATATAGCATGTGTCCATGTTCCTGTAGGTGTTACTCTAATTCTATGATAGCGACCATAAGACCTTAGTGGGCATGTGCCATCTGAGTTTTGTGTAACTGTAGAACTATAAGTAACAGCTCCATTTAATTGTTTACGTGATGCTATAGCCATAGTAACTGCACCATTGTCTATTTGAGACCTAGCATTGGTTACTATAGAGTTATATCCAAATTCCATTTCACCTACAGTAATGTTTGCAGTAGAGTTAGCACCAGTAAATGTAACAATTTTAGCACCGTCTGCACCACCAAATAAGAACTTACCACCTGACCAAATACGACTATCTAGTGAAGCAGGTAATGAGTCCATAGTACCGTAAGCATCTAAACCTTCTAATGCAATAGTAGATGAAGCTAGTGATACAACGTATTCTGAAGTAGTGTCAGCAGTAGACCATTTCTTAACTAACCAATTGTAGATAAGAAGTGAACGACCACCGTTAGTGTTAGGATAATTCCATATTACAATGTTTCTAATTGGGTCAATAGCAGCACTAATAGTGTCCTGTAATTCTAAAGCCATGTTTTCGTAAAAGTATTCGTCTACTTTATCGTTACCAATGTTATATATATTAGTACCGTCACAACCATAGAAACCGTCATCTGCTAAGAAGTATGTGTTAGGTCCATATTGTGCAATTGAACCTGGTGTATTGCAACCTAAGTTACGTGAGATAGCGTCAAACTGGAAGAATAATGGTGAGCCAATATAGGTCATACGTATAATGGAACGTTCTAGTAAGACAATACCAAACTCTCCACCTGTAATACCTGTAATATTACCGCCCTCGGCAATCAACTGATAGTCGGCTTGTGATGCACCGCCTGAAGTCCAGTCAGTTTCATCATTAATGTCTGACCATTGTACTTTGTTAGGTGTACCACTAATATTAGCAGCCACTACAAAGTCACGAACTACTGTAATAAATTTAGCTACAGGTGCAGTAGCAGATACGTCTGCAAAAGCACTAGAAACACCTACTGTCCATGCTTGTATTTTAGCTTGGTTATTAGATGCTAATACTGTACTTCCAAATTGTGTAAAGCTCCAGCGTGTAGAACTATTATATCCACCTGACTTACTTACATCTACTAAACCTGCATTAGCTGGGTTAAACTTAAATAGTTTAGTAGTACCACCTGCAAATAATTGTGTCTCTAAGTTAAACTTAGCTGCAACTACGCTATTTAAGTCTTCACTAGCTGCAGTAGAATAGTCAGCAGATAATGGAAATGGACCATAGCCTATCGTTAAAGGATAGACGTTATTAGCCTCTAATAAAGCTCCAGTCGTAGTAGGCTGGTCTGGTAACCACTCTGTAAATTGTATCCTTTGCGTAGGCATTCATTTTCCTTAAACGGTTACTTCATCCCAAGATGTTGTTGCTTCGTTCCAAGTATATCTTTTATCATCTGTAGGCATATCTACAGGTGCTTTCCATTGTGCTGTAGTTTCATTTAATACCCATGAAGCATAAGGTTTAGGTGCAATAAAAGCATCACGACCTTCATCATAGGTATATCCAATACCAGCGTAATTCTTACGAATGTTACCGTTATAAGATGTTTGTTTCCATGTTCCACCTAAAAGGTTAGAACAGAATTTAATACCTAACTCTTCTGACTCTTGACCTTGTTCGTTAAGAATGTCTTGGTTAGATACTACTATTACTTGAGTTACTACGTTGTTTTCTAATTTAGCAAAGTGTGCCATTTCTATTTCCTTTTAAAGTTAAGCTGTATAAGTGCCAGAAGCAGTATATTTTACCACAGTAAAGAGTCCATCTGTTGTGACTGTTGGGCTACCTGTGGTTGTTCCTGTGTATTTAGATGTAAGCATACGAAGGATAACTACACCAGAGCCACCTGCTCCACCTGTAGAACTTCCGCCTGAACCGCCGCCACCACCACCACCACCACCTAAATTGGCTGTACCTGCTCCTGCAGTAGAGTTGTTAGAAGTACCATTACCACCGCCACCACTTCCTCCAGTTCCAGCAGTTCCTCCTTCAGAACCACCGCCTCCACCGCCTGCATAAGTAATAGATGAGCCAGTAATAGAAGATGCAGAACCTGCACCACCTGAACCTGCAAGACCAGCACCAGCAGAATTTGCACCAACTGCTGCTTTACCGCCACCACCACCACCTGCATAAGCACCTGAACTATTAGATGTGCCACCTGCAAAACCTTGACCAGATACACCAGTACCACCTACATTAGAACCTGAACTACCTCCACCACCACCAGAGCCACCATTTGCTCCTGTTCTAGTTCCACTTCCAGCTCCAGAACCACCTCCACCGCCTGCTGTGGATGTTACAGTAGTTATACCTGTTCCAGATAATACAGAGTTATTTCCTGATACACCTTGTGTACTACTACTCGAGCCATTACCACCAGCACCAACAGTAACTGTATAAGTTGTTCCAACACCTAAAAATGTAGATGAAGTTAATAATCCACCAGCTCCACCAGCTCCTCCACCGTATGAACCTCCACCACCACCTCCACCTGCAACTACTAAATAGTCTACAGAATAAGCACCTACTAAACTTCCAGATGCAGTAAATGTATGTATTGTGTTTCCACCAGATGATGTTACAGTTCCGCCTGTAAATAGTTGTGAGCCAGCGTATGAGATGATAACAACACCAGAGCCACCTGCACCGCCTTTATAATTATTTACTTGACCACCGCCACCGCCACCGCCTGTATTAGCTGTGCCAGCTACACCTGTTGTTGTAGTGCCACTTCCTCCACCTCCTGCACCGCCAGTTCCAAATACATTACCCGTATAAGAACCACCGCCACCACCTCCAGCATAAGTTACAGAAGAACCTGAAATACTTGACGCAGTACCAGCTCCGCCATTACCTGAACCAGAACCAGTACCAGAAGCACCTACAGCACTAGCACCACCACCGCCTCCAGAACCATATTCACCAGCAGTTATACTATTGATACCGCCATTATTACCTTGACCTGAAGTGCCTGTTGCGGCTGCTTGAACTATACTAGCTTGACCAGCTCCTGCTCCACCTCCAGAACCACCATTTCTACCTAAACCATGAGTGGTTGTACTTGTAAATATTTGACCACCACCACCGCCACCACCGCCTGTAGAAGTTACAGTAGTTAAGCCTGTTCCTGATAATACAGAGTTAGAACCACTAATACCTCTATTACCAGCAGTATCATAAGCACTTGTTGATGGTGCAGCACCGCCACCACCTACAGTTACTGTATAAGTTGCAGGATAATAAAGAGTTGTTGTAGAAGTTAAAAATCCACCAGCTCCACCGCCACCTCCAGAATTAGACCCTCCTGAACCTCCGCCAGCTACTACTAGATAACTAGCCTCTACTGCTGTAGCAGGGACTAATGAACCTGAAGCTGTGAATGTATGTATTTGATTACCACCTGAAGTAGTAACTGTGCCACCTGTAAATAAAGGTGTAGCAGATGTGTAAGATATAATGACTACGCCAGATGAACCTGCTCTTTGAACAGAAGCTGCTCCACCATGACCAAGGTTAGAAGCATTTGCCCATCCTGTTCCATTTGCTCCATCTGTTCCATCTGTTCCATCTGAACCTCTTTGTCCACCACCACCAGCAGCATAAGTAACAGAGCTTCCTGAAATAGAAGATGCTGTGCCAGCTCCACCAGCAGCACCATTTTTTGTTGAAGATGTTGTTCCAGTTGCACTTGCCCCTCCTCCTCCACCTGCACCTGTGTTAGTAGAACCAAATGCCGCACCACCACCGCCGCCATTATTTCCTTGACCAGATGTGCCTGTTCCACCAGTTCTTGCTATTCCTGAACCATCACCACCAGCTCCGCCGCCTGAACCACCTGCTGTTCCATTTACCTGAAATGCTCCACCTTTACCACCACCTGTAGATGTAACAGTTGTAATTCCTGTGCCTGATACAATAGAGTTAGAGCCATTAGTATTAACTGCTCCACCAGCACCAACAGTAACTGTATAAGTAACAAGAGTTGATAATGTGGCAGTAGAAGTTAAATATCCACCAGCTCCGCCACCTCCAGCATAATATATACTACTATTTGGAGTTCCACCACCGCCTCCACCAGCTACAACAAGATAGGATGCAGATACATTTGTGCTTTTAGATGACAATACACCATAAGCTCTTGCGGCTTGAACGGCTAGTCTTGACAATAATGACATTGTTAATTCCTATTTGAATTGTGTTTGTGCTGCGAATACTGTGAAAGTTGCTGAACCTGTTTTAACGATAGTATATGAATAAGCATCAATACCTGAAGCGTTACCTGAAGTCCATGCTGTACCACCTTGATATTTAGGAGTTACAGAGTTTCCGTCAATAGTGAAAGCATTATTGTAATAAGCTGTTGAGCCTTGTGTCACTAAAAATACTACTGTAACTGCTTGTCCTGTAGACATTAAAGTATCTAAAGATGTTGAGCTATTACCTCTTACATTAACTGTCCAGTTAGCTGAAGCATTAGTTGTATAGTAAAGAACTGACTGTGTAGTAACATCAAAGTTAATAGTGCCTGTAGCTGCAGTAGCTGATACTGTTGTAACTTCTGCTGCATCTTGAAATACTGCACCTAATGCTGTTGTTGAGCCTGTAAATGTTTGAGTAGCTGTAAATGAAGTCGCAGTTGCTGGAGCTACATAGTCTGTTCCTGCTGTAGCATTTGCTAAAGCACCACCAGAGTTAGCTTTTAAAATAGCTGTACCTGAAGGAGGAGCTAATACGTTTGTACCAATAACAAGACCTAATGAAGCTCTAGCTGAAGATGCTGTATTAGAACCAGTACCACCTGCTGCAACAGGAATAGAGTCACCACTAACACCTGACTGTAAGTCACGAATTTGTGCCATGAGAGTTCTAATAGCATTGTTAATACCTGAAGGTGCGCAACCCTCATCAATATTAATACCTGCAATATCTGTGTTTAAGTTTGCGCCAGCACTTGTAGAGTCGTACTGACTGATTTTATCTTTTGCCATTTTTTACCTCGTAATTAAATTTGTGACCATGTATCGTTACTTGAACTTGATGTTGTCCATGTATCTGAACCAATGCTTATGTCAGTCCATGAACTACCACCTGCTGTTATTACTGTCCAAGTATCACTACTTGGTGTTACATCTGTCCATGACTCTGAACCTGGTGTAACTGGTGACCATTCTTCACCTAATATAATACCTGACGCTAAAATACTTGCGACTGCTGAAATACTACCTATACCAAAGAATATTGCATTTGGACTACATGATAATAATGCTTCTGCTGTTATGTCTGCAGCACCAGCATACGACATACCACCTACAGCCGTAACTGTGGCAGTTCCTGTTATATCTGCATCACTTGTTCTAATGCGTATACCATCTGAAACTACAGTAGCGTCACCTGTAATATCTGCACTACTTGTTTGAATTCTAATGCCATTGGCTGTAATAGTTGCATCTGCTGTAATATCTGCGCTAGATGAATATATTGCAGAACCTGTAGATACTATAGTGGCAAATGCTGTAATGTCACTTGCACCTACAACAACTTTAACTGCATTAGCAACGACTGTTGCATCACCTGTAATATCAGCACCACTAAATGTAATCCTAGAAGCGTTGGCTTCTACTTGAGCATTAGCAGTTATATCTGCACTACCTGTAGAAACTTTACTACCATCTGCTACAACTGTAGCGTCAGCAGTAATGTCACCACTACCTGTTCTTATTCTTACTGCACTTGAAGTTATAACTGCATCTGCATTTATAACCGCATCTGATATATTTATACAAGCATTAGTAGTCCATAATGAGCTATCTAATGATATTGCTAAGTTATCTAAACTACCAAATGCGTCTAATTGGTCTAATGTCCAAGGTCCACATACAGTAGTGCCGTTGTCATAAAATGTATTATCTAAACTATATGGTACATTTTCAAGACTACCATAAACGTCTAGTTGCTCTAGCGTCATTGGTACTGGCATAATTTACCTTAGGATAATGTTACTGAAAGGCTACCAATAGCTATTTTAAATATATCACCTGTGTCAATTACTTTAGATGTAGTTAATGGTGAATGATATAAAAGGTTGCCTGCTGTTACAGCGTCATTAATACCAATCCAGCCTACAGTTCCGTATGAAGCTGTTGCTTGTGCAAACTCTACTGCAGCAGTATTAAGTGAAACTCCGTTAGAAGGCGCACCCATAGTGACTGCTGTTCTAGCATAGCCAGTACCAGATGTGCTAACTTCTGTACCAGATGCGTCATCTCCAGGGTTTGAAGTCCATAGGGATACATAAACAGTTGCTGGTGATGTATATGTTGTGTTGCGTAGAGTTGCATTTATAAGTGCGTTCTCTAAAAAATTACTCATTTCTGCCATAATATTGTCCTTATCTTGGTGTTACGCTTAGTGAAGTGTATGGGTATGTTTGACCCAAGTCGCTTGTTTTAATATTAGCAATTGCTCTATCATATAAAGCTGACCATGTTTGAATACGTGCATCATTCAATAAATATGGCTCTGCTTCTGCTAGAGTTGAATATAATAAAGCGTCTGGGTAGTTAGCTAGATATAAATTACTAGCAGTTGTTGTTGATATAAATGTAGGTTGAGCATAATATAAAATTTGTGCTGTAAAGCTACCATTAGGTGTTGGTGCAAATTGAAACTCTGAACCTAGCATTGTAAAGTAAAATGGTCTTCCTGATAATGACGTTTGACCATTACGGAAAAACAAATCAGGTGCTTGAAACTCTAGCCTAATAGGTGGGTTACCTTGTAAATGTATTTCTCTTACCTCTAGCATGTCAGAAGGTAAAGATACTGTGCCATCACCTGAAGTAATAGGAGCAGTTGCTACCTTAAGCATCTTTTCAGTTCTTAAGTCACGTGACATTCTTGTTTGTGCTAACTGAATGAAGTCAGGTATCTGTGACGATAAGTCTGTTCTTGCTAAGTAATTTTCTACTACTGTTACAAAGCTACTGTAATTAGTAAACGCCATCTAATTGTCCTTTTAGTCTATCCCAGCACTTGTCCATCTCATCTTTATGCCATTCACTAGCAGCTAATGAGCTTAACCATGCTGTTCTGTCAAAATATGTTAAGTTTTCTATGTCTTGTATGTTATTGGATATTGGTACTGCAGGGCTATATGGTGAACCTATAACAGGAACGCCACGAATAAGTGCTTCCACTTCTGCCACACTACCAAAACTCACAATAACATGAGCCTTTTCTAGTGTTCTTTTAAAGTCACCTTCGCCTTTACGCTTAATGACAATTTTTCTCTCTGTATGTTTTCTAATTTCTTCTACTGTTTTGTCTAACCAGTTAGAAGTTTGGTAGATATAAGCTATTTTATCTGCTGGAGGCAAAATAACTACGTTTTCACCACTACGATACTCATGAACCTTAGGTGTTTCTCTATCTGATACACGCCAATCTGTGCAATGGTAGTTATTAACACATAATCTAGCCCATTCTAAGTCAGGTGACCTGTGAAAGTAACCATGGTCTATTAGAATGTAGGGTATGTTTTGTTCTCTACAGGTTATTTGTATCTTATCTGCACCCTGTAAATTACCTACTACAACTGGAATTGACTTACCATCCCATTCCCTTGTTAAAACACCCTTACAATGCTTATGCAAGCGTTTTAAGACGTTATCTCTACGTTCTATGCCACTCAGTATTAACTGCATCTAATACCTGTTCTACGGTGATTGCTTTGCTTTTTAGAAGGCAATGTTGACATACGCTATCATAAGTCCCACATGGCTCTGAGCCGTCATGTATATTTCTATGGGTATCATATCCTAAGTGCCTCGGTGAAGTAAAACCTGTCCATATCACTACGGAAGGTATGCCTAATGCTGCTGCTGCATGATGTAAACCACCATCTGTGCCTATAAATAATTTTGCTTTACTTAATATTGCTAATGCTTCTCTAAAGGTTGTTGTTTCTATCCACTTTGTTTTCTTGTCAGTAGTTGCATCACCTAATTGTATCCATGGTAAGTCATGTTTAAATAACTCTTCCCAACCATGCCATGCTTTGTTTACTGTATGTATATAAGTCTTTTTAACATTAGGCTCTACTACTATGTAGTTACCTTTAATTTTATCTATGACTTCTTGTTCTTCAGGACTAAAGTATATTTCACCAACAATAGGTTTATAGTCATCATTAAATAATAACTTACCGTTGTTTGTGCCTTTAAGATAAGGTCTGCTGTTAGGATAGTTATTGACCCATACTACATCTGTATCATATTTAAATGCCATTCTAGGGTTGTGAGAAAAGACTTGTATGTCAGTAAACATTCTACTGCCATCGCCTATTTTTACTTTCTTACCGGTTCTTTCGTTAGCTTCTTTAGCATCACCAGATGCCATTATCCAATCACCTAAACCCATGGCTTTACTTCCGCTACATATTCTTTATCGTTTACTTCTTCGTTAGTAATGATGAAGTAATTTGCTAACTTATCTTTCCACCAATGATGTGTTTCTAAAATAAGATGTGCGTTACGACCATCTGGTAAAGTTTTTTTAGCAGGTATTAAACTGATAACTAATAAGCCTGAATGTATCATGCAACGCTTTATATCTTGTAAGACATTATCTATTAATGTAGGTTCTATATGTTCTAATACATCACCACAGAATACAAAGTCATGTGGCTGATTGTTATTTTCTAATCCTTCTACACATGGGTCGTAATTAGCAATAGGTCTATTAAGTGCTTCTTCTAATGTTTTCTTACCGCATCCATAATCTAATATGTCTTTATGATGTGATATTTTACTAGCCCATTTATGACCAGAAACACCATAACTTTTATCATTGTGTAATGCTTGTTGTTGCTTTAAATAATCTTCAGAAATAAGTTTACAAAGTTCCATTAAGCTGCTCAATGACTTCTTTCCATGTTCTATCATCTTGGTAGATAAGTCTCATGTGTCTATACCAAGGCATACTTGGTTGACCGTATCTCCATTGATGCCATTTAGGTACTAAGCACCATGTTGTAACGCCCATAGCAGCACTACAATGTAAGGCAGTAGTATTGACCCCTAGAGTCATATCACAAGCTGCTATAAGTGATGCTGTATCGTCATAGTCTTTTGCGTCTGTAGCAAATTCAAAGTATTTAATACCTTCAATTTTGCGTTCTACGCTATAGTCTAAACTAACTAACTGTATGTCTTTACGTTTAAGTAATGGTTGTAAGTCTTCTTCTGTAAGCTCACGACCTTTAGCGTTAGTTCTAAACGTACCGCCTTTAGTTGTGATACCTATGACTTTCTTACCCCATGTCTTAAACATGGACTGCCACATAGTAACTTTATCAGGGTCTGCTTTTAGAAAAGGCGTACCAGGAAAAGACTTGCTTGTTGGTCTAAAGAACTGAGGAAGTCCACCAATACCACATCTTGCATCAAATGTAATATCTTTTAACCATTCAACATTATCTGCTTTACGAGTGCCATGCACTATTGCTTTAGGAAAGCTACGTCTAAATAATGTTTCTAGTCTTTCGTCACAGTCTATATAAACTTGTTTGCTAATGTCTATAGCGTCTGGTATACATGATGCGTAGAATATCTCATCACCTAAACCTTGTTCACCATAGATAACTATAGTCTTGTCTTTAGAGCCATCCCATCTAGGTTCATCACCATAAACTAATTCTTTACGGAACTTGCCACCTAGTGACTTATCCCATTCTATCCAACCTTTTTCCCATTCACCTTTAGCAAGGTAACTATGAGCTAGATTTAATTGTGAGTGTAATTCTGTAGGGTCACATTCTAAAGCCATCTTAGCTGACTTCTCAGCATCATCCCATTTAGACATTTGAACTAATGAAGCACTAGCATTAGAGTATGCCATTGCATAGCTAGGGTCTAATTCTGCTGACTTTAAAAAGTATTTAATAGCATCTTCAAACATATCCATTTCGTGACATGCACGACCTAGAGAAGTCCATAATGCTTTATTGCCTGGTTGTTCTTGTAATGCTCTACGGAAGTATTGGTAAGCAAATGCAGGCTTATCACCCATTAACCAAATATAACCTAAGAAGTTTAGTGTAGCTGCATCATTAGGATATATCATTAACACTTCGTTAATAAGAGGCATTGCTACATCATACTGTTCCTTTTGTATAAGGTCATGTATGGCTAATTGTACTTGCTTTAATTCGTCTTTATCCACGCTTTGTAGTCAACTTGAGATATGGATAGTTTTCGTTTATTTCTTTTATGAGTTCTTTTGTTTGGTGTGGGTTATACATGTCTATACCCTTTTGCTTTAACTGCATTTCCACTACAGGTGGAATACTAGCAAAGTGCGCCCATTCTTGTTTTACACCGTTATTCCAAACTTCAGGATTATCTCTTGCTTTTTTAATATTGTCTAACATGCCACTAATATCTTGTGTGCTAGTTAGGTAGTATGTATCTTTAGCTGGGTCATAGTCAAAATACTGACTTACACCTGTTACGCTATTGTGGTCAAATAATATTGGCATAATAAAAATACAACAGAGGGAGAATTAACTCCCTCCATTATATCATATCTAATTACTAAGCACCTACGTTTTGAACTTTAGCATGTGCATCTGGGTTTTGAACCACAAGTGCATATTCTGCAGTTAAGAGCCATTTTGTTGAGTCACCAGTCTTAGCAAGTTCTTCTTTGCTTAAAGGTCTGAGTGAAGCTAAACCAACATAGCCTGGGTCAATACATAGAACTGCTTGGTCACGCATGAAAC